CAAGCCGAGCGCCACCTGGGCCGCAGCTTGTGTAGAACCTCCAGTACCACCTTTATTCACCGGCAGCGCGGCAGGAATTGCCCCGCTTGAAGGGGCACCCAAGGCGGCATAGAGCTCAGCAGTCATGACGTTGATTTTTAAACCGGTACTTCTTGTGGTGTCTCCACCGGCACCGGTTGGTGCCGTACCGAGGTTTATATCTTGTCTTGCCATTTTTAAATTCTCTCCACCTTTATTAAATGACTGGCTTCGCAAAGACCACAGGCACAAACAGAGACATGACGTTTGAAACACCAACGGTAAACATCACTATCCGATTATTTGCGTAGTCCCAAGTGCAGTACAGTTTCGCCGTACGAATATTCGCCCCACTTACATCCATGCCGATGTTATTTATCATCATGTAATCGCCTGTATTTAAAGGCGAGGCTGCGGAAAAGTTAATCTGTGTTGTGCCCTGCCCCGTCGAACTTGAGCCTATGAACGTCCAGCTCGAAATGGTTCGGGTGAACTGCGCGCAAGGTGTGCCGCTGTCAAACAGAAGCTTGGAGTTTCCATCCCAGAGACGGAAGCCGTATTTTGCTGTCGGCTGCGACAAAAACGCGGCAGCGAAGTATTTGCCAGATCCTCCGCCTACAAATGAAAAACCAGTCCAGTTCCCTGCGCTTCCGTTGATCCTCGCATAGCTCAGTGTGAAAGATCCGTTTGGTCGGATGAATACAAGCGGCGGTTCCTGAGAAGTAATAGGAGTCGGAAAATTGATCGGCCCGCTATAGTCGCCACGATGGAGCACGACCAAGCGGGAAAACTCAGAATCCAGAACAACAGTATTATCGTTGTTTGTGAACTGCATTCCATAGCTCATTACTTGTACCTCATAACCAATAATCTCTGGGTTGAGATTGCAGGAGCAGGAGATGCACTACTTGCGATATTTCGGTTAATAAACCATACCCTCACCAGCCCGCTTAAGACCTCCGGCTCTTGCTGTACCGCGTTAAGATCTTGCGAACTTTGATCGGCGGGATATGGAGATACAGGAATACAAACGGCATTACAACTTGCGGGATCGCAACCGGAAACTGCTATATCCAGATAGTTAGCGCCTGCCGGTCTAGTAACTAAACCAGAATATATAACCCTGACTGTGAACGAGGTCTCATCCAACTCTAGGAGGCCTGTAGGCCCCCACACTCTAGCGCCGAAACTCATGCGTCGAGATCTCCCCACTGATAACGCTTTACGCCAGCCGCATCGAACACCTTGCCGCCACGGTTGTTTATGACCTGGCGAGCCTGGCCCCCGAACGAACCGTTGATTTCAAACGTCCCATCGAAGAAAAGCTTCCACCCCGTCTGGCCAGCGACATAGTTGTTAGACTGGATGTAGTTGCCGATCTTGGCGTTGGTGATAGTGCCGTCCTGGATGAATGCAGCCTTGATGAAGGTCTGCCCACCCTGCACAGCGAACGGCACCGTACCAGCCTGCCCGATGGCGAAAAGGTCTGCGTCGATGACGAACTTCGACTGCAGGCCACCCGGCCCGTTCTCCAGTCCCAGGCCCACCCCTGCCCACTTGTATACTCCCGTAGCGGACTCGTACTGCAGTCGCACCGACCAGTTCAGCGTCACCTTTCCGTTCACTGCTTGGATAGCCGTGGCATTGGTCTGGATCGCCGCGGTATTACCGTTGAGCGTTGTCTTAACGGTTTCGATGCTGGACGACAGGGCGCCGTCGGCATTAATGCGTGCGGTTTGCTCGCTGACGATCGCCGCAGCGTTAGCCGCAACGCTGGCCTCCACCACATCCGTGCGCTGGCCCTGCGCCAGGTCGCCCTCAATGAGTGCGGACTGTGTTGACCAGACCCCGACGTAGCTAGCTTCCGACCCCATCAGCGCACTGTCGTCACCCTGAAGCGGCGGGTTGACCTGCAGGTAAATGCCGTCGACCCGCTGCGCCGTGGTGGTTACCTTTCCATCAAGCGTGGTCACCGTGGCCTTGAGGGTACTCAGCCCGCTGGCCGTTGCGGTGACGCCGGTGACAGGATCGTTCACCGTGGTCTTCACCGCGTTCAGCTGCGAGGCCTGGGCGGTGATGTCCTGGCCGTGCTGGTTAATCGTCGCCGAGTTCTGCTGAACCTGGGTCACTAGAGCGTTGACCGTCTGCGTGACTGTGCCGATGTCGGTCCAATAGGTGGCGTTCGGCGGCGGGTTGTTCGCCGGCACCGCGCCATTGGCCTGGTACAGGTGCTGGCCCACGCGAACGATTTCGTTCAGCGCGTACGCCTTGGATGGCACGTACTCCAGCGCATCCACCACCTCCCCGATCAGCTGCTCCAGCTCATCCTTGGCCGCGTCAATGCGACCGTTCACCGAGCCTGGCCCGTTTCCGTCGATCAGGTCGATTCGATCCTTCAGGTGCTGACCAAGGGCGGTTTCGTCAATCTGCCCTTTGATCTGCTCAAGGATCGGCCCAGCATCCGAGCTGGCCTGGCCCATAACGCCATTCACAACCGGATAGAACGGCCCGATGTTGCCGGTGCGGTCCACCAAGCGCGCCCAGAAGAACAGGGTTGCGCCCGCCAGCAGCGACTGCATGCGGTAATCGGCCTGCGGATACGCCAGGTCGGCCAACTTGGTCGCCGCCGCCAGGTTGTTCGCCGGGCCATACCACAATTCCGTGCGCTGGGTATCCTCGGCACCGGCAGGGAAGCCCCACTTGATGCCGATGCCGAACAGTTCGCTGGTGGTGGTCAGGAACGACACCGCCGGCGGCAACCCGACCTTTCCTTCCAGATTGGTTAGGTTGGAGTTCTTCCAGATCGAGGAAATCTCGAAGGCGCTGACCGACCGCACGCGCGCCAGGTAGGCGCCCGAGTAAATGCCGGTGACGTCAACGCTCGTTGAGCCCGTGCGCTGCACCTTGATCCAGTTTCCGTTGTCCTTGCGCCACTCCACGTCGTACGCCACGGCACCGGTAACGGCTGGCCACGAGATGTTCATGGTGCTGATGGCCAGGCCCTGGTCGATCGATACGTTCGAAGTAATGGTCACGCTGGCCGGCGCCGGAACCACGGTGATTGGGATCACGCTGATTGGGCGTTCTTCCAGGCGCGCGCCGGTGTCGATGCTGGGAAACTTACTTGGCTCGTACTGCAAGGCGCTGATGTCGTAATCGCCCTCAGGCGTACGTGCGGTCCTCATCACTCTATATAGAGGGATTGCCAGGTCGTCCGCATCGATCGCCCACTGAAGCTGTTCAGCAGGCGCCTCGCTGTAGGCTACGGTCACGGTTACGTTGCGGCCGCTCACACTCTCTACGGTGCGCCCTTCTGCGTGCCCGCCTGGGAGGTTGATCACCAGCCGGTCGCCAGCCTTGGCCATGGTGTCGCGATCCAGGGTGATGACCTTGCCCGCCGCCGCCGCGATTCGCCCACCGATCTCCCGGCCAGCCAGCAGCGAGTCGGCAACAGGGATAATGAACCCTGGCAGCGGGATGCGGCCTTCCATGCCGGTCCTGAAGCTGATGGTGCGGTCCTGGTTATTGCTCAGTACCAGCCATTTAGCGCGGCGCTGGGCCTCGGATACACGAGTGCAGCCTATTGCACTGATCTCCGTCGGCTTGTCGCCCAGGCGACGCTGGAGCGGCAGGTCGGAATAGACCGTGACGTCGGTGTCGTAGTTGTTCAGCGGGTTGTCGTAGCTGACCAGGCAGCGAGTGAAGCGGGTTTTCGCCGAGGCGCTGCCGTAGGATATTTTGCCGTCGATTACGTTGGACCGGGTGAAGACGTAATCGATGTCTTGTGAACGAGGCATATCAGCCTGCATGACCAGCTGACCCTGGGCCCAGTACGTCATGCCGCGGTAAATGCCAGCGATGTCACGCAGCAGGGACCAGGCGTCGGCCTTTCCCTGCAGGTTCATGTCGCACAGGAAACGCGGCTCAACGCCGTCCGCACCATTGGGCACCATCTGGTCGCAGTATTGCGCGATGCGGTACAGCTCCCACTTGTCCACCATCCACGGCTTGATGCGGCGGCCCAGGCCAAAACGGTCTTGGGTGCAGATTCCGTAGGTGATCCAGGCTGGGTTATTGGTCCAGGCCTCTTTCATGGTGCCGTCCCAGGCGCCGGTGTACGTGCGGGCCACTGGGTCGTAGTTACTCGGAACCTGCCAGCGACGGGCCTTGCACTTCACGGTCACGGCCGGGATGTTGGTGAACTGCTCGGCGTCGAATTCAACGAACAGCAATGCAGTGTTCGGATAGCGCAGCTTGGCGTCGATCACCTGGGTGTAGCCGGCGATGAAGAGGCTGTCCGCGATCTTGTCGGTGTTCTGGTTTGGGGTTATGCGGCGAACCCGGATCAGCCAGCCGCTGGTTGCTGGCGGCAGATCGATACGCAAGGAGCGCTCGTAGCGGGTGGTGGTCTTACCCGACATAGCTCCTACCAGAACTTCCTGATAGGCACCCCCGTCGGTAGCAACATCCACTGCGTATTGAATCGTGTAGCCGTTAATGTTTCCTTCGCTGTCCTGGCTCGCGAGGCGCGGCGTGGCCAAGCGGATGCGAGTTGCCGAGAGCTGAAGATTAGTAATCGACTGCACCCATGGTGCCCCGCTGCGCAGCTCGATGTTCAGCGAGGTTTCGTTGTCGACAGATGGAATACCCGGGATGTAGGTCTGCTCCACAGAACCTGGGCGCCACTCCCACTTGACGTTCGTGAAGTTGAAATTACCGCTGGCATCCTGGATAGGAGTGTTGTCGAGGAAGATGTCGCGCGCAGTTGGCGTGCCGTCGAATTCACCCTCGCCAACGGCGATCAGAATCTTGGCCACGTTGGTGGAGCGCAGGCTGTCGGGCGCCTCTACGGGTGCCTTTGGCTTGGTCTCGCCACCTTTGGCACCGTTAATATCCAGCTTCTGTGCTGCGCCCATACTTTCCTCCAGGCAATAAAAAACCGCCTCTTAGGCGGCTTGCTCGATGCGTCGTGGTTATGTCTTGTCTTCGGCGTAGATCGATGCCGAGATAATCGCCCCGCCCCACCGGCGCTCTCCGATGCAGATTGGGACAGGGTTTCCGCTGGCCGTGGTGTTCTTTGCGCTGCCGAATGCATAGCTGGGCATGTTTTCCGGTGATGCGCTCTGCTTGAGGCCCGCGGCCTGAGGGCTCAGCATCTGGATCACGCCGCCGGCAGTGAGGGAGATACCCGGTGCCAGGGTTGCACCGTTGGTTATGGTACTCATGGCAATCAGGATGACGCCGAGAACTGTCTGTAGCAGTCCGGCGCGCTTCGCGCCCTCTACCACAGGCACAATCCTGACTTCCTTGGTGCCGCCCATGCCGAACTGATCCGGACCGGCGTTCTTCCGGTTGCGGAAGATGGCAAAGCGAAGTCCGAGGCGGTCAAGGCGGCGAATCTCAGCCTCGAATCCGTCAATCGTGGCCTTCAGCGCACGGAATACCTCCCAGGTGTCGCCCGATCCGACCTGGCGCCGGTGCAGCCTGCCGAATTTTTGAGCCAGCGAGCCGGAAAGCTTGATGGTGGTCATCGGCGAATAAACGATGGCGCTCATCGGGCCTCCTTGTGTCGAAGAATTAAACGGGTGCGCTGCAGCCATGGCCCGCCGTAGACGATCACCTCTGACGGCCGGCCATACAAGTGATGCAGCACGAAGGGGCCGGGGCCGAACACCCCGGAATCTTCACCGGGCAGAGCTGGGTCAGTGCCCAAGTAAATCCCGGCATGGTTCGGGTGAGCCGTTCGGCCAACCTCCATCACGATCATGTCGCCACGCTTAGGGCTGTCGACCTGCTCGAACCCGGCGGCGGCGTAGTTCGCCTCGTACAGGCTGGTGCTGTCTGCACTCTCCCACCAGCCATCGGCGCGCTGGAAGGCTTCGAACTCCAATCCCCACTCCCGCTGATACCAGTCGGCGCAAACCTGCCAGCAGTCCCAGGCGCCGTGCACGAACGGGCGCTTGAGCAGCGGCGTGCTGCCGGTGGGCGTGATCGTGCGAAGGTCGCCTTCAGGCCATGACAGGATGTGCCAGGGCAAGGCCGTGGCCTCACACATCGCCAGGTCTCGCGACGACGGGCGACTGGTTGCGTCCGGGTGGGAGTGAACGATGCCAATCACCTGACCCTGGTCTTCCGCCGCGGCGTAGTCCTCTGGCTCAAGCCGGAACTCTTCGTTTGGATCGGTGGCGATGTTCCGGCACGGGAAGTATTTCTGCGCCCTGCCCACGGCCAGTACCAGCCCGCAGCACTCTTTCGGGTACTCGGCCGCCGCATGCGCCTGGATGGCCGCAATGATGTGTTTGCGCATTATTCAGCTCCGGGCAATGAGTGACACAGCGGGAAAACCCCCGAATGGGTAGGGGTTGCCCTCGCCAAAGCGCGGGTCACAACCCTTGCCAATGGTTCCGTCGCACTCGTCCAGCTCAGGGTTGTCGGTGACTACCCCATCTTTCGTCACGTAAGGGCCGGTGTATCCACAGTTGGGGCCTCTGTAACCCCCCGTTAGGCACCAGTGGCACAGAGTGGTCATCTGCCTGCCGATCGTCTCGCCGCCGACGTCGCCCGGGCTGGCCAGGTCCCAGCTGACTGTTTCGCCGTCCTCGTTGGTCTTCTGGTCGACATACCAGACCTCGATCGATTCCTGGGTGGGGTCGGCCGTGGGGTTGCCACCTTCGAAGTTCACAGCGTCCAGGTACTCGGCCAGCGTGTTTCGAATAGTCAGCTTGAACTCGAGCAGATCCTCGAAGGCCAAGCAAAGCGCGGTGATGCGCCCGTTGACGTTGCCCACCGACAGCTTCGGCCTTACCGCAGTACCGTCGCCGTTCGCCTCGCTGCCCTCGTACTGCATGGGCCAGGCGCCGTATTCTTCACCCTTCCACCAGATCGACTTGGCCGGCAGCTGGTCAGCGTTGCCGCCGGCGGCGATCAGTTCGGCAGGCGTATGCGGGATCGCATGACCGTGGAAGCGCAGAACGTCGGCGCCGTAATCGCTGCCGTCCAATTCGAACAGCATGACTTCGTTGCCAGGCTCAAGAGTCTGGATAGCGCTGATAAGCGACATGGATTGACCTTTACGGGTGGAAAGCGCGCTCGAACGTCGCTGTCACTTTGAATACGCCCCCGCCCATGGGCGTAGGGGTTGGGTTCTTGCAGGTGAACAGGCCAAGCTGGCCCAGTGGCGTGGTCCACAAGAAGGCCTTGGCGCCCTTGTGACGGTCGAAGAACGCCATCATGGCCAGGGCTGTAGCCGTGTTGCTCGTGTGGGTGATCGGATAGGCATCGACTTTGTTGTTGATGCCGTCCCCGACCTCTTGCTTATAGCCGTCCCCGAACTGGGAGGTGCGCACCCGATATGTGATATCGGGCGCCTCCCCGTGCTGGGTGGCCCAGGTGAACGTTTCAATCGCCATGGTTACCTTCCGTTGATCAGGCGCCAGATTGAGCCGCCAGGTTGCAACCCTTTGGAAATAGCGGTTTCTGCCTCGGTCTTGGCGGCCTGCTGGATACCCTTGCCAAGCTGCGTGGTGTCTTCCTGAGTTGCGTTGCCGCCAACGCCTGCCGTTTGCACGGACACCGACACGGGGAAGTTGTAGGTGTTTCCACCCCCGCCACCGCCTGCCGCCGCCATGATCGAACTGCCGCCCGTCATTAATGGCGTGACGCTGCCACCCTGAGCGCCAGTCATGAGGTACGACCGGCCACCCTGACTGAACAGCTCGGGCCCCTTTTCGTTTACCTCATAGAGCGTGTTCGGATCGACAGGCCCACCTGACGCCCTGCCCTCTACAAGAGCGCTGCCGATGCTGGAGCCGAAACTACCAGCGCCTGCGCCCGCCGCGGCACCGCCGCCAAACCAAGCGCCGATGGCAGTGCCCGCCAGGCTCGACAGCAAGCCGGACGCCGCCTGCCGAGTTGCGATACGCGCCATGTCGGCGATGATCGACTTGGCGAAGTCGGAGAACGATAGCTTCCCGGTCATGGCGAAGTTGACGACCGCATCCTCCATGCTGCTGAAAGCATTGCTGAACAGACTTTTTGTCTGCCCAGCGATGTTTTGAGCAGAGTCAAGATAGTTCTCCCAAGCTGCTGAGGCGCCTTTTGTCCAATCGCCCTGTGCCGCCTCAACATCCGCATAGTTCTGCCGGATCTGGTCAGTGGCGGCCTTGTTCGCGTCTGCGAGCGCCTGCGACTTACGCTTGAACTCTTCCTCAGACATGTTTCGCGACGGGTCGGAGCGCTGATTTTCCAGCTCGAGCGACTGCTGAGCAAACCGGTCTTGCTGGCTGTTCAGTTGCCCGTTCAATGCGTTCTGACGATCACCCTGGCCCACGCCCAATACTGCGCGCTGCCCAGCAAGCTCCAGCGCACGCTGTTGCTGACTCAGCGCCTGCACGTAGGAGCTGATTGCCCGCTCCTGCTTGGCGAGTCTCCCGGTCTCGTTGGTAGCCAGTACTTCAAGCTGGCTATCCGCGTCCTTCTGCGCCTTGACCATCCCTGCGCGTGCGTCAGCGATCTTCTGGTCCAGCTGGATGCTTTGCGCGGCTGTAGTGGTCTTCTTGCCCTGTGCAGCTTCAAGGGCAGCAATCTCGGCTTCGTAGCCGGCGGTAACTTCATCCTTTTCGGCGCGGATCAAAACTGCACGCTGTGTCGCGTAATCAGCTTGCGAGATCAGACCGGCCTTCTGCGCGGCGTCCAACTGCTTCTGGGTATTGGCGTATTCGTCCTGAATGCCCTTGAGTGCGTTCTGCGCATCGTTGTATGCCGTGAGGTCTACAGCGCTGGCCGAAGCGGTTTTAGGGTCCTTGTTCTTGTCCTTGATGTTCTGCAGGGTTTTGGCGACATAGTCGGCCTGGACCTTGGGATCATCAGGGTTCGCCTTTTTCAGCACCTCGACGTCGCGCAAATACGCTTTGGTCAGCTTGTCTCGCTTCTCGGCATTGCTCAGCGTTGAGTCGCTGATTTGTTTGAGGCGCTGCCCAGCAGCAATGCCCTCCTTCTGGATTCGCGCCTGCTCCCCCAGGTAACCCGTTTTCGATTTCTCGGCTTCAATCTGAAGCTCGAGTAGATTAAGGGCAGCCTGGTCCTTGGCGGTGTCTCTGGTTTCCAGGCCAAGAGCAGCAGCCCGGCCGCCCTTTCCTCGATTGTTTGTAAGACGATCCCTGATCGCCTGGGCCTGCTCCTCCATGGTGAGTGCTCGACCGACATTAAATGTCGCGTCCAGCGCTCCGGCTGCGGCGTCTTTGATGCCTTTCCAAGCTCGCTCTATCAGTCCGAGATTCTGGGTAATTTCACCACTTCGGGTTTGAATAGTTTCTGCGTAAGCCTTTGTCAGCAGGTCGGCTGCACCTACGGTATCGCCCTGTTCCTTCAACGCGACGATCTGCGAGTAGACGGAGGCTGTGAGGAAGTTGTACTGGTCGTTCAGTTCCTTTGCGGCCGCAACGGGATCCTTTGCGATCTTGACGAACTCAGCAATGGTTGCGTCGACTGACTTTCCGGTTGCGTCTTCCATGGCCGCGGCTGCCTCGGCGATAATGCCGAAACTCTCGCCCGCCACCACCCCGCTACCCGCCAGCTTGGCGAGTGAGGCGGCAGCCTCGCCCGTGGTGCCATTCGTAGCGCTGACTTGGCGGGCCAGGCTTGCGATCTGATCAGCCGAGGTGCCGGCATAGTTGCCGGTGAGGATCAGTGCCTTGTTGTACTCGTCAGCCTCCTGGCTGCCCTTGTTGTATCCATAAATCAGAGTGCCGATGACCGCTGCAACAGCCGCCACCGCGGCGACCATGCCAAGGATGCTCATGGAGGCGCCGGTTACCGCCGGAGGGAGCGCACCATATGCTTTCTTGGCGTTCTCCGCCGCTTCTGCCGCCGTGTTCGAGCTTTCAGCCAGGCCCGACAGGCTTTCGCTTGCCTCACCAGCGTTCTCGGCGGTGTCCTTTGCTCCCGAGGCAATACCTGCGAGGGATTCGCCCAGCACCGCAGCACCGGCGCCACCTGAAAATAACGAACGGAACTTGTCTTTCAGGGCGTCCATCGTCGGGCCAATGCCGCCGAAAGAGTCCTTGATCTGGCCGCCCTGCTGGATTAGCACCATCAGTGGGTTCTGACCGCCCGCCAGGCTGGTGAAGATGTCCGTGAACTGCGCAGGTAATTGCCGAAGCGCCGCCTGCGTCTGCCCCGAACTAATTCCGGTTTTCCGAAGCCCCTCATCGAATTCGCCCAGCTTCTGCCGGGATGCGTCGATGCGTGTCGAGTACTCGCGGAAGGTGTCGGCATCAATGACGCCGGCGGCCTTGTACTTCTGCAGCTGGGCCTGCTGCTGATCGAGCTTGTCGAGCGCGGCCATTGTTGGGTTGAGCTTGCCGAGCAGTTCTTGCAGGCCCTCGGCCTGTACGCCCGTCGCCGCGGCGGCCTTCTTGGTTGCCTCGGCCTGGCGATCAGTCGATCCAACAAGCGCATCCGATTCAGCCTGCAAGCGACGCTGAAGCGAAGCCAGGCTGCTTACCGACGATCCCGACGACTCCATGGCGGAAGCGTTGGTGCTCACGCTGGTGGTCAGGCGCTGGTAATACTCGCTCGACTCCAGGGAAGCCTTTGCCGTTGCCAGAAGGCGGGCTTTGGCCTCTTCGAGCGTCTCGGAAAGCTTGCGCTCAGACGCCGACAGGTCCGCCGTTGCGGTCGCCGCCTTGTCGAAGCCAGCAGCCACTCCATCAGCAGCCTTCTCGGCGCGTCCGCCGGCAGCGGTAAGCTTGTCAAGATCGGTGCTTGCCTGCGCAGCATCCGTCGAATCGACCTTAATGCCGAGCTCAGCAATCGACGTCATACTTATCTCCAGACAAAAAAAAGCCCGCTCAGTGGCGGGCTATATAGTTTCTCGTTCTACTTCTTCAGCTTTGAATTCGTTTCCGCAAGCTTGCAGGTGATGTTTATGTCCGTTTTCATATCTTCCCCGAACTTTGCCACCGGCCTGGATCCGACGCCCTCGACTACGTACTTCGAGAAACCTGCATATCCGCCATACCTGTTCTTGGCGTTTACTTCGCCACATACAACGGTATTGTCAGGGAGGCGATAAACCGTCTCCGCCCTGAACTCAGCTGATGCAGAGTCGTTTAGGTTTCGCTTAACCTCTTCCCTGGCGCCATTTATATCGCTATTGCCGCACGCAGACAACACCGCGCCAATCATTCCCACCAGCATCAATCGCTTCATCGTCAACTCCCTTTAGATGGCGGCAATCTACCACCATCCAAGGGAAGCCCCCAAGCAGCCTGTACGAATCCCCAGTAACGCCCGACCATCGGCCAGTAGTAGCCTGCCACACGCAAGGATTCCCCAGTCCTACGCCTGCAAGCCCAAGGACTGGGATAGCGCCAATATCGGCGCGTTTATGACCTGGAGGTCAATGTGGCACTTGAACTGAATAGCTTGTCCCTTTCTCGCCGCAACAATCCGCCTACCGCTCAAGCCAGCCTTACCGATCAGGATGGTTGCGTAGTGATTGTGAACGTAAAGCTTGAAGGGAAACCGGTTGACGAGTTTTCCTTGAAGGAACTGAGTGTTTTGGCGATGGCGGCAGCAAAGCATCTCACGCACCAGGTTTGATCGAAGCCTGAAGCGCATCAATACGCGCTGCGAGTGCCGTGTCTGCATTGGCTCTCGCAGCCGATTCACTATGAACCTGAACGCTCAAGGTAGATACAGACTGAGACAGAGCCTGGACTCTATCATCGGTGATACGGACCATCCCGACGGTGTTGTCGCCGATCATGGCTTCGTTGATGTAAAGCTGCCCGTCAACAATGGCAAAAGGCTTATCCATAGATATCTCCTGCGGCCGTGCCGCGTCATGTTGGTTGTTTACGTCCGACTCTCGCTCATCACCAGCAGCGCTTCGGCTTCCATCATCCGAAGGTCAGGGAAAGCCTCCGACAGTTCCGCGCGCTTGAGGCCGATCATACTGGCCACCGGCTTAAGTGCGTTGTAGTCAAGGCCCACGGCGCCGCCCATACCCACACGCCACTGCGTGAACATAGCCTCGAACAATAGGAAGGAAGGCCAATTCCCTGGCCAAACCTCATACTGTTCCTCGGGAATGTCTGCCTTGGTCATGCCAAATGCCGCAAGATCAGCCTCCGAAGGCCCTTGCTCATATAGGGTGCGGGCGGCGCCGGTCAGTTTCCCAAACGGGCCGAGGAAAAGGCTTTCTGGTAAGCCTCCACAATCGCTTCACCGGCGCCTGCAGAGGTTTCGACCAGCGCCCGAATCGACTCGGGGCTCAGTTTGTCGTCGAAGCCCCAGCCAGTCACCAGCTCGCTGACTTGCTCGACCTGTCGATCGATGTGAGATGCAGTAATGTCGATCAGAGAGAGATCGTCACCTTTAGCCTTGAAAGACTCCTGATCCTCTTTGACCTTATCCTGCCAACCTGCAAACAGTGCCGCGAGCTCCTTGCGATCCCTGTATTTGAATTCGAACGGCACTTGAAGAGTCGCGCCGCCAACTCGCGGAATATCAACGACGGCTTTGAACGTCGGATTTTGGGCGATCTTGAACTTTGCCATGGTTACACCACTACTGCCGAGTAACGGGTTGGCCGGCCGGCGAGAGAGATGGTGATGACGCGAGACATAAGGCTGTTTCGGCCCAGGGTGGGCGTCGAAGTGATGGATACATAGGCGTTGTAGAGAATGCTGCTGCCGCCAGGCAAGTTCAGACGAAGCACTCGGGTCTGCTTGTCTTCATCAGCGCCTTCGACCACTGGAACGTAAGGCAAATCAGGATCATCAGCCACGGTGAAGGTCATGCTGATCGGGTTCTTGGTAGTCGGGATCTGCCGGTCGTCATCGTCAGCCAGGAAGCCGAAGGTCAGAAATTGCTGATCGCCGCCACTGGTGTTCACGTCGGTGATCTGCGAGACCTCAACGAAACCGGTTACTTCGCGTACCGAGCCAGCGCCCGAGCCGGCCGGATATGGCTGGAGGTTGGTGGTGTTGACGTTTTCCAGGACGAAAGTTGCGGTCAGGCTGTTGGCCACGCGTGCGGCGCGGTCATTCAGGCGGGTCCAGCCGGAGGTTACGGCAATGATGTCGCCGTCAGTCAGGCCGTGCGCCGCGGCGGTCGCCACCGCTGGGTTGGCATTGCTCAGCGCGGTTACCGGGATCGCCGGACCGTAGGTCGAAGCGATTTGCAGGGTCGCGCCGTTGGGGAGTCGAAAGCCCATGTGTTTTTTCCTCTTTGCAGAAATGACAAAACCCGCTCAATGGCGGGTTCTGGGTTTGCCCAACGGGCGAATTAGTTGGTGTCGGCTCGATACTGGAACGAGGCCGGCACAGTGAAGTTGTTGCCGTCAGGGATGCCTGGCCCTGGGCCGACCGGCGTAAGCACGATAGCTACCAGACCAGCGCGAGGGATGCGCAGATTCACCGGGAACAGCGCGGCCAGCTCATCAACAATGCCGCTCGCCTCGGTCCGATACTTGCCGGACGGTGCCACGATGTTGACCTGGAACACGCCGACGTACAGGTGGTGGTCGCCGCCGAGCGTGTTGCTGGCTGTCACCGCCGGCAGCGTGAAGGCCCTCAGGTACGTCTCGCCGGAAGCCGGTGTGTAGGTCTCGTTCTCGACCACCACCTTAAGGGGCTTGGTTCGTGCCTTGGCCCAGGCCAGCAGGCGCGACTCGAAAGCCGCAGCGATGATGTTATGGCTCATACCTGGTTATTCCTGATGGCTTCTTCGACGATCTGCTGGAAGCGGGCCAGCGTGATTTGCACCATGCCGGCGGGAGCCTGGTCGGAATGCCCATATTCAAGCGGCACGCCGTAGACCAGGTTGTTGACGATATAGGCGACCTGTCCGGCCTCCAGGCTGCTGACCTGGGCTACCAGATTTGCGATGGTTTCGTGACCGCCCTTGTCGACAGTATCGATGCTCTGATTTGAGGGCGCGCCCACCGTGAACTGCCAGTTGCCTTTGAATCGCCCGGTGTCCACCGGTGACAGGCGGATGACCGAGGTACCGATCTCGATCACGACCTCGCGGAACACGTCGTCAATGGCTTCCTTGGCCTGCTCCGCGAATGCCGCCAGGCTCTCGGCAAAGCCGCCTTGCTGGCCGCCGTAGCGGCTTGTCATGTGATTGGCCATTACTTACGCACCTGCAGCTCGAAGCCGACCGCAAGGCCGGCATAATTCCATGGGCCGACGGCGATCACCGTGTAGGTGGTGCCATCGAACTGGATACGGTCGTTACTCAGTGGCAAAGGCATGTCGGCCCCGTTGAGCTGCACCGGCGAGACCAGCAGCTTGACGTCGCCGCGAACGATCAGCGTGCCATCGATGTACTTGTCGTCGTATTCCTCGCGCAAGCCTGAGCCGTTCAGCACCAGCTCTCCAGGCGGCTGCGGATTGTCTGGGTCGTATTCGCCCAATGTCTCCCGGCGCAACACCAGCTCAAGGCCTTTGCCGCCCTTGCTGCGCGGCGCGAGCATTCGTGTGGCCGTGGCCTTTGCGCGGTCATAGATATCTGGCATCACTTGCGCCTTATTTTGTAGATGGCCGAGCAGCGGCAGTTGGCGCGCTCACTCCACCCAGCTCCGAGGCTCGTATCGCCCGGATACCGAAGCAATGCGCCGTTCGGGCTTTGGAATGGCTGATCCTTCTGAACCTCTTGCCCGCCCATCACTGAGTGGGTGTGACGGACTTTCTTGTCGCCTCGGTCTCGCCAGGTCTTCGTTACCAGATCACGATCAAGGCCCTGAGCAATCAACTGCTCATACACCTGGTCGCGGCCGGCACCGAATGACTCCAGCGCCTCGGCCTTGGACAACATCTCGGCATAAGTCTTAATCAGGCGATCAGCGTAGCGACCGGCGATCTTGTCCACGTCAGCCTGTGCGACTGGCGTTCCCGCCTTGATTGCTCTGTTCACGATCCCATCGAAGCGGCGGTCCCGGCGCTTGCGCTGCAAGTACTTGCGCATCTCGTCGGGATTGCCGCCCAGGAGTTGGGCACGAGCATTCAGGACGTACTGGGCATAGTTGCCAGGCAGGCCGATGACGCCGCCTGAGCGTGAGCCCGTCTGCGCACTTACACGACCCAGGAGGTCAAGCGCTGCCTGGCGAGGCGTGCGAATCATCGGCGTGGCGCTGACTTCCACCTGCACTGCAGCAGGCTGCGGACTGGGCCACCCGACAATGCGTCGGCGAGTACCCATCACTTCGCGAATAGCGGCGCGCACATCGATGGATGCGTTGGCGCGGATCTCTTCCGCCTTGGCCGACACCCACTTCTCAGCAGCGGGCTGCCTGGCATCGAACTCAAAACGACCAAGCTCACGGGGTATAACAATCGCCTTAACCTCGAACTTGGCGCCGGCGATGAACACCGACCGCGCCAGCTCAAGGAACACGGACAGCGCTCCCAGGCTTAGCAGTGCGACCAGCCCATCCTCATCATCTTCAGCGATCAGGCGCTCGACTTCTGCAATCGTTGTTGCGCTGACCACCGTCTTGACCTGATCCAGATAGGCCCGCTGCATCGCAGGCTCCATTCCTTCGATGGCCTGGATGATCTGCGCCGGGGTCATACCGTAAACACCGCAGGCAGCGTGTAGCGAGCCACCAGCACCGGGGCAATCATCTCGTCGATGATACTGATCACCGGTCGGACAGAGCCGGCGGCGTCTGCACCCACCGACACGGCGAATTCAGTTTCCAGCGGCCCGACCTTCTCGCGCTTGACCAATGATGCAGACACGAAGTCAGGGCTGAGGCTTCCCGGCTCGACGATCTCACGCAGAGCCGCCTCGTACGTTGCCTGCTCAACCTCGACTGGCACCTGGTCAGCTGGGATCGGGTTGCCTTCATAGTCATAGGCGCCTGCGCGCGGCCATTCCCTGGCTTGCCCTCTACCCTCGGTCTTCACGCCGGGGAACAATGACTGCCACGCGCCAGAGGCCAGCAGCTTCCGGTAGCGGCCGTCGATGTAGACCGATGCCCGGATCAGCGCGGCCTGCTTCGCCACTTCATCGCCGGCCCAGGCGGTATTCGCGCGCGCAGCGTGATAGGCGTCGGCAGCTGCGACGGTTCCGTAAAAGTCTGGCATCGGGATATCTCGAATAGGTGGAGCGACTTGCGCTCCGGTTTTGCTGGGTGTTACGCCTTGGCGGCGGCCAGTGCGGCCTGCAGGGCTTCCAGATTCGCTTCCTTGTCGAACTCGACATTCAGCGCGGTCAGCTCATCCATGACCTTCTGCTTTTCGGCAGCGGCCAAGGCTTCGTCCAGCTTCTTCTGCAAGGTTTCGGTCTTGCTGTTGCCGGCTGCATCGATACCCAGCGCTTTCAGCTTGGCGAAGAGCTCGGTTCGCTCGTCACCATCACCGGCAGGCGCTTTGTCTTCCACGCTCAGAAAAGCAAGGCGAGACGCGCCCTTATGGCCTTCTGGGGTCAGATCGACCTCCTTGGTTTTGCCTGGCAGGATATAGACCACACCATCCGTGGTATGCACGCCCTGCAGTGCCTTCGAGTTATTGGTCACTTTCATGTCGACCTCCTATCAGGATACTGGCGGGGTGATTTCGTCGAGGTACGCCACGGCGCCCGGCAGACGAATCTCGGTACCGCCGGTACGGGCGATGATCCCGGTTTCGAAGCCCATGATGGACTTCTGGCGCGGGGCCAGGACGCGGCGCGGCATTGGCAGGTGGAAGCGAACCACTTCCGGGTCCTTGCGGTACGCAACCAGACGACCACCACCATCCTGCGAAGCGTTCCGGGCTTCGCGCAGTGGCGCGATGTCCAGCGGCAGCCCGGTCTCGGCGGTGTAGATGTTGTTGCGGCGCATGTATTCCAGCACCGTCATGAAGCCATCGCCAGCGCCCATGCGCTTGGTTGCCACGGCGCGGAATGCGTCAGGCGGCATGCGCAAGGTATCCGCCCACTCGACTTCACCGGTGTTGGTGCGGATGCTGCCCAGCAAGCCGTTCACGTCAGCCATGATCAGGTCGACGTCTTTGGCGGACCAGTAGGTCGAACCAGCAGTGCCGGACGCAGCGGCGTCAACACGCGAAACGTTGCTGTCGTTCAACAGTCCGGTCCAGTGCTTCTCAACACTGCCAGTGAAGGCAATGCTGTTCAGCAGGCGCTCAACCTTGTCGGCGGCCGAATCAGCCTTGGTGCCGCTCAGGTTGATGCCGTACAGCTGTGCCTGGTTCACTTCTTCCAGGTTCCATTCCCAGCCGGAGCCGATCATGGCAAAGTCGTGCGATGCCTGGTCGTGCGTTGCCGAGTTGAACGGCATGTCAGTGCCCGAGCCCGATAGGAACTTGGCTTCACCGGCAGTATCGACGGTGAAGAACGTGGTGCCGATGGCCCATGGAGCGCCTTCAGTGACCACTGGAATGCTCGCGGCGTAGTTAAACGTCGGGTAGCGGCGGGTGTAGATGCGCGTTTCGATGTTCCGGCCCTGGGCCAGAACGAACGGGAACGCCGACTGAGCGTCTTCGAAAGCTTGAGGCATGTTAAGCGCTCCGATGTTTGAGGGAGATTTCAACGATGTCGCCGTTCGCACCGGTGGTGTCGAAAATGGCGCCAGGGATCAACACCGCGCCTTCAGCGGCGGTCGTGACGTAGCGATTGGTCGCGGCGACGTAGTACACGTCATCACCAGGCACTACAGCTGCGCCGGCGGTTACGTACATCTGGCCATCGGTCATGAACGCGCCGGTGAAGTCTCGCGGGTAGCCGTCGATCAGAGTGGAACCGGTCGCCACAGGCGGTACGGCTGCGCTCAGCACAGCCAGGCCCAGGAACAGGGTGCCAGTGGCGGCGATCTTGTGATCGTTGCCAGCACCAGCCACACGGAAGCCAGGCGCGCCGAAGACAATGCCTTCGGCGTTCGAGACGGTGCGACTGATCTTGTTGCACTTCTCTTCGTTGGCGACCAGGCCGGGCACGCCCTTGGCTGGAGCGTTGGTGTACGTGGTTTGGTAAGTAGCCATGGTGTGCTCCTTATGCTTTCGGCAGGTGGGCGGTTTGCATGTCCGAAATCATCTTCAGCCGTGCTTTTTCCGAATCATCACCACCGGCAGCGCTGTCCTGGTGGATCATGTGCTGGCGGAATGGGTCATTGGCCGGGTTCTTGGCAGCGTCTTCTACCAGGATCTCGAAGCGGGCATCGATGTAGGCGTCAGCCTTGCCCGTTACGGCCGCATCACCCAGCTTGGCGATGACCACGGCCTTGCGGATCTCGGCGTCGGTCTTGCCGGTGTAGTCGGCGTCGGCGATGGCCTTGGCTTTGCTGAGCAGGTCGGCGCGGGCAGTTACGCGCTTGTCGATATCGGAGTCACTGATCACGGCCGCCTTCAGCTTGGTGATCTCGTCGTCTTTCTTCGCCAGTTCGCCGTCCTTCAGCGCGATTGCAGTGGCGTGCGCGTCGGTCAGGGTCTTGGTGGCATTGGCAGCATCGGCAAGCTTGGTATTCAGCTTCTCGATGGCCTGGGCGCCTTGCTCGGTGACATCAATGGAGATGCCATCGACAAGGAGTTTTCGCAGTGCATCAGCCATGTCATGGCCTCCTTTGGGGGTGTCTGGTTTGTGGTCACCGATGCGAAGATCGATGCCGCCCCGAGCGCGATGCTCAAGGCTGAGGTGGTTCATTTTCATGGGGCCGAGGTAGCAGTCGTACTGCTCGCCGTCGCCGGTTACTCCATCCTGGAACACGACTTCGGCGCCGTAGCCCATGGACAGCTCACGCTTGCCTGACTCGTAGTCAGCAATGGCCTTGGCATCCATCAGCACCAGGGGCACCTTGACGAACTGCCCGTCACGGACAACCTCGCCACCGGTCTGGCCGATCGCAACGTCCTTCCAGTTCTTGGAATTGACGCCATCGCCGCCCGGGTGCCCGTTGGTCATTGGTCGGTATGCGTACGAGTGCATGGCGTCGGCGTGGAACACCGCGCTTTCGGGCCGGTACACGCGCACAATTGGCTTATCGCGCAAGCCGTGCTCGTTGTCAGGGTCAATCTCGGTACCCAGGTAATCCTGAATGCCGGTGCGCGCCACCCTTGCCTCGGCCACCAGGTAACCGTCCTCGGTGCGCCGTACGCCCGTGACTGGCACGGAGTCGGTAAAGATCATGGGTCGAGTTCCTCGAAGATCTCAGGACCCAGCTCGATCGCGCCACGGTATGGCTCAACCTTGTCGATATCGACACTGCCGGGTTCGTAGGTGAAGGTGATGTGCGGCTGGTAGTCCGGCCAATCCCAAGACGCGCCAGCCTCAACGATGGTGACGTGACGCCAAGCCAGCTCGGAGCTGTTGAACAGCAGCACCACCGCGCCTTCGCCGAACTTGTCGATGAGCCGGGCACCGCCTGGTGCAATCTTCAGCTCACCCTTGCCATCACCCGACCAGGACTCGCCGACCTTCATCCAGTCAACAGGCGAGCGGCTGTAGGCGACGGTGACATGCAGATCCTCAACCGGGACCGTGAATTCAAACCCCTGCGACTTGGCCCAGGCGATGATTTCGGCACCGTTGGTGACCTTGCGGGACACGTACAGCGTGCGCGGCGCGGCGTCGGAAAGGGCTTTCTTGTCCGCTACCGCATCCCCTTCACTTACCGGAAGATCGTCATCACCTGCTCCACCCTCTTCGTCCGGAAGCTCGGCGCCGAACTGGTCGATGGCCGCTTCCAGCCCAGGCATCACGCTCAGCTCCACCAGAAGATTCACCGATGCAGCTGAGAGCGCATCATCAGGGAACAGGCCCGAGTCCTTCAGCGCCTTGATGGTGTCCGCCGTGGTCTTGCCGATGTCTGCCCGCTCCTTGGCCGTGGCCTGCCATAGAGGAGCCCAGGCGTAGTGGATCTCCTTGGGCCGGACGCCCAGTGCCGAACGGATCAAGCACTCATCCAGCACGCCCATGGACGGCTTGATCTCCAGCTTTTGGCGCGATGCGACGTTGTCGTAGTAGTTGCGGGTGTTCTCTTCGCCGTTGGCGCCCAGACCGGTGGAAGACTGACCGAACATGCGCGTTCCAGGGATATCGAACGCGCCAGACACGCCTTGCTCCGTCTTGGCTATCACCTCAGGCAGATTGCCGAAGCTGGCCGACTTGGAGCTGTGGGTTTCATTGCCGTCGAGGATCAACGTGCCATTGATGCCCTTGGCTGTAGCAGCAAGGCGCAAGCGCTCCAGCAGCAAGCGCTCGTAGTTCTTGTCCTGCATGCTCGTCATCAGGTTTGGGATGTTGATGACGTCGATCTTGGCCTCGTAGACCAGGCTTACCACGTTGGCCACCGTCTCGTCGTAGTGACGCACGGCAGGCATAGCGGCCAGCAGCACCGAGTCACCCCATCCAAAGCCAGTGCCGATCGCCAGCTCAGGGTCAGGGTGCGGCGTGCCGATGAAGATGACCAAGCGCGACGGGTGGATCTCCACCACGCTGCCCGGCAGCCGGTAAGCCTTGGGCTTGCCAAAGCGAGGGCTTTGCGGGTCCTGTTCGATCTCGGTCGCGCTGAGTTGCCGGCGAGTCATGACGGTGAGGTACTTCACGCCACCCTGCCGCACGCGCTCAGGGTTAAGCTCGGATGCCGTGTCTCGCTCCCCGGTGCCGATGAATACAGCAGCACCACCGAACAGTCGGGCCTTCAATAGGGCCTCAAGGATCTTGCCCTTGACGTTCAGGCGATCTTCCTCGGCTTCGATCAGCTCGATCTGGGCCTTGTCAGCCTGCCAGCTGCGCCAGTTGCGGCATGCGTCCACCGCGGGGATGGTCACGCCCTTCTGCGCAGTCCACGAGCCACGGAAGGCGTTCAGGAGCTGATGGTCGTCCATCTCCGGGATGGCATAGTGCGAGTGGGATGCCTTGTCGCGAGCAGTACCCAGTCCTGCGACCAGGTTCTGCAGGCTGTCTTTCAGGTAGCTGAATGCGCTCATTGGTTGCTCACGTTTGCGAGTGTGTAGCTGCCCGCAATCGGGAAGCGCTGGACAATGAAGTAGCCGAGTGCATCGACCGGGTCTTCAGTGCCGTCCTTGTTGGGTTCGCCGTTTTCGTTGTATGCCTGCTGTTCCAGCACCTGGGTGGTGACCGGGCAGTTGTCGGTGTTCACCAGGTAGCGGCGCTTCTGCTCGATGTTCAGGAACATGGCGTTCACGGCTAGTACCCGATCTCGCACCATGGGGTTGGATGGGTTCACCATCACCATGAAGCCGGCGGCGCGGAGCAGGCTGTGGTCCGACTCGCTGCCGTTCACGCTCTTGCGGTTCTTGCCGCTGGCGTCCGGATATACCGTGATGCTGTGCCCCGGAAAGCGGCGCTTCAGCTCGACGATCATCGCCGGCGTGTCGAACAGGCTTGTGGCCTCTTCCAGCAGCATGGGCAGACCGTCGCGGATGACGTGGATCGTCGCTGCCATCCTGTTGATGTTGAAGTCCATGCCGACGTGCAACTGTTCGCCTGGGCGGATGGTTGCGTCCGTGTGGTTCTGCTTGCGGCAGAAGCTTGGGTACACGCTGCCAGACGTCAGGTTGACGAATAGACCGTCGATGTACGCGTCTACCAGGTTCGCCGGGTAAGACTTGCGCAAGGACGGAATGTAGTCCTTCGGTAGGTTCTTAGCGTTCTGTCGCGTGGAGGCATGCACTATCCCGTAAAACTGTCGCTGCGACGGGTCGGCGGCCAGTTCCTTGACGAACTTGCGATATACCCAGTTGAAGCCCTCGGGCGTCGTCGTAACATCGATGGTGTTCTGCTCGCGCCCAGGCCAAACGGTGGACATCCGCGCAATGATCTTCTTCCAAGCGCTGTCGGCCTTCTTGATCGGCATGCAGTCGATCTCGTCGACCAGCGCATGAGCGATGTTGAAACCCACGATGCGGTGCGGGTGCTCCATGCTCTTGCAGATGATCGTCGAAAGGCAGCGGCCCTTCTTGTCTCGCAAATACACGCGCTTGTTACTGGCAACGATGTCGGCGAACAGCCCGAAGGCCTCAGCAACCCCCGGCAGGGTGTCGTAGAAGATGTCGGTTATCTGCGGGTAGGTCGGAGCAAAGTAGCCCTGGGGGATGCCCGGAAATTCCAGCGCGTTGATGCACATGCGCACACAGCCAACGAACGTCTTGCCGCTGCGGTAGCCCCCAACGAAGGCCATGAACTTGTTGTGGCTCTTGATGAACTCAAATTGAGGCTTGTTCAGCATCAGGATCGCTTGCATCTTCAACCCCGATGATTACTTGCTTAGGCTCGGGCAGGCCCTTATCCGGGTCCTCCAGTTCGCGCTGCAACTTCTGGATGTTCAGCCGCTTGATCTCATCGTCCAGCGACTTGTCTGGTTCCACGCGGCGATTGACGAAAGCGTCACCCATCTCCTTGGCGGCCTGCTCCAGGATCTGCATAGCCAGACCGATGTTCTTCATCGTCTCGGCCTTCTCCACGAAACGATTCATGGCGCGGAGTCGATAAGCTCGGTTGGCTATGGGTATCTCTGCGGTTTGCTCACGGAAACGCTTGCGAGTGTCGTGGAACAGGGTTTGCCATTTGAGTGCCAGATGGGAGCCAGCACGCTTTGTGGGGTCGTGCTGCTCTACCTGCTGGCGGGTCACGTCCACGTCGAATTCTTGCTTCACCGCCTGTGAGACCTGGCTCGGCGTGTCGAAACAGGCCAAAGCCTGAACGATGAAGCTCTTCACCTCATTTTTCAGGGCTGCCATAAGTTAGATTCCGTCTCACGCCTGTCTTACATCAGGCCAACTTGAGCAGACAGGTTCCGCAGGCCCTCGCGATATTCAATTTCCCCACCTCAGCAGGACTGTTTGCTGCGTCCACCAACGCTTGAACGTCAGGGCTTGCACCGTAGCGGCGGACCACACCGACGAACTCTTCGACGTCGTGACCGCGCATTTCAAGCTTTGGCGCGCCTTCCTTGGTGAAGGCAGGCTGGCCGTACTTATCCATGGCGTGTGCGATGTGATAAAGCTCGTGCTCTACCAGCGCACAAAAGTCGGTGTCGCTGCACTGGGCGCAGTAGTCAGCGGCCAGAGTGATGATGTAGGCCGGCACATCGCCGAACCAATCTCGCATCTGTTGCTCCATACGCGCCTTCTGCCAACCGCCGGCGCGGAACGCTACCTGCTCGGCCTGGCCCAAGACTGTGCGGCCCTGCTTCTCGAAGCTCGACGACGCCCACATGATCTGGATGTCTGCATCCAGTAGGTGGGCGTGGTCTTCGTTGTGGATGCTCCCGGTGTCGGCAAGTATCTCGGCTTGGAGCCATTCCCACACTTCAGGGGCGGGCGTCAGGCGGACACCGAAGTCCGAGAGGTCCGATAGCTCAAGCAGTGACGCCGGGGGTAGTGGTCTTTGCATCAGCCATCCCCTCGTTGATGAACACACTGCGGATCGTGCCGCCTGTGTAGATGTCTCGCTTCATCGCAGCACGCACCGCATCTTCTGCGCTTGCACCCATATCCATTGCGGCAATTGCATATGCAGAGCCACTGCCGATGGCATCAGGGTTGGAGAGTTCAAGATCCTGCTTCCAGATGCCTGTCTTATCGTCATGACCGACCATCATTAGATTGCCGCCGTCGACGACATAACCTGAGCACTCCACGGGGACTGGCGATGGAGTTCCGAAGTAGGCGGCGATCAAAGCCTTCTCGTCACATACGGCACCCGACAGAAAGAAGCTGACCCCGCTGACAACCTGGCACTTCGGGGCATTGTCAGAGACGATGCGATCGTTTCGGGTTTGCCGAGAGTCATAGGCGATCACGCCGTCTTTGTAGGCAATGGTCGTCATTGGATCGGCCCCTCTCCCATTCGGAATGTCTTGTTGGCGCGGGTGTAGCCGCCGCAATAGATGACTCTAATTTCACCCCATACAGGGTGGAAGTCGACATGCTCACCATCCGTGGACTTGAGCGGAGTATCCACGACAACAGCAATTCCGACCTTGGTGTCGCAGTACCTGACGCCATCAACACGCTGGCCGTCGATGAACACTTCCCTTCGACCCCGGCCATCATCCCAGTAGTGGACGTGCTCGCCTGATTGTTCGCTCATGCCCTGCTCCTCTCTCGCGCCACAATTTGGCGCATTCGAAAACGTGGCGCGGGTTATTCGACCTTGCGGCCAGGAAGCTTGAAGTCGGTAACCCGGTCAGCAATGGCGCGGATCTTCTCCACACCCAGGAAGCCAACCCAGCCGCCGACAAAGGTGGACATGGTCTGAGGCAGGCCGAAG